TTGGTCTTGATACCTGTATCTTTTAATAAACCAGAGGCAACTTCATAATATGTTTTTTCTTGTATTAATTCTTTTAACTCTTCTTGTAATAGAGACAGAGAGTCCTTTAATTCTTTTAGCTCTTTCTGTTCTTGCTCTGATACTACCTTCGATTGCTTAAGTTCTTCAATTTGTTTCTGTAACTTGGTAATATATTTGTTTGTTTCAGTTATAGAAGTATTGTTTGTAGCAATTTTAATTTGTAGTGCTTGAATTTTCTTCTGCACTTCATTAATAGAGTTGAGCTTGTTTTGTTCTGCCAATAACTTCTTCTCTAATTCTGAAAGTCCGTGTTCACACTCGGCCGCCTTGGTCGAAAGGTTGGCAATCTCCGTCTCTTTAAACTCAACGGCAATGGTTTGCCTGCAGGTTGGACAATCGTCATTATGTTGAAAGAAACTGATATCCTTTCTATATTTGGATACTGTGCTTTCAATTTGCGATTCAAGTTTTGTAATAGTCTTGAGTTTATTCTCAACTGAAGTTTTCTCTTCCACAGAGGTTTGGTGTGTAGCAACTTCTGTGATGAGGTTTGCAGTCTCGTCATGTAAGGCCTGTATAACACTCTGATTACTGTGTATCTCTTCAACATATTCTTGTACCTTGTCATCATTATTTTGTTTCAACTCTTTGATATACTTTTCTTGCAAGTCATATTTTTGTTGAGACAAATCAATATCATATTTTTTTGTTGCAGTTGAATCTTTGTTACCAGATAGTTTCTCTTTAAGAATACTATTCATGGTAGAAAAGATTTGAATATCTAACAAGTCTTCAATGATTGCTCTTCGGTCTGAAGATGATAACTGCATGAATGGAGTAAAAGATGCCGAACCAAGAATAACAATCTGTGTAAATGATTTATAATTTAATTTGAGAATAGTCTTCTCTAAAATTTCTTGGTAGTCTCTTGCAGCTGCATCTTGATTCAACAACTCACCATTTTGATAGATTTCAAACACATTCGGTTTGATACCTCTAATTACTTTATATGATTTATTGTTTGTGTCGAATTCAATTTCAATAACACAATCTTTACCATTAATTGAATTGAGTAGACTAGGCTTGTTGATGTTGCGAAATGCTTTGCCGAACAAACCAAAACACAACGCATCAAGCATTGTTGATTTGCCAGACCCATTCTCACCAACAACTAGTGTGTTCTGATTGTTGTCTAATTTAATTTCAGTAAAATAATTACCAGTGGAAAGAAGATTCTTCCACCGCACATAACGAAATACTATCATTCAGTTTTTTCCGTATTCAATGCCTCAACATATAGTTCACGCATCAGAGTTTTTAACTTCTCACCCTCAACATTCAATGTTAGGTTGTCAATATACTTAGATAAGATTGTCATCGTATCTTCAGCTTGGTCAATGATTTCTTGGTCAACATCAATGAGTGTATCAGTAAAGTCTTCCACAATTGATAAGTCTGCAACACCTGCCTTGTAGATGTTATCTAATACACTATCAAACAAAAATGGATTTTGTTTATTCAATACAACAACTTTAACAAAACAATCTTTAAGTGGTGCATAATTGTATCTTTTCCATGCCTCAAAATCATTGCTTGAATCGTCATACATTATCTTATGAAACATCTTGTATGGATTTAAAATGAATTCAACTTCTCTTGTCTCAGTATCAAACACATGAAAACCTCTTGGGTCATTATAATCAGCCCAAGTCATTTCATATTGATTACCAAGATATGTGATGTTGCCACTTGTTGACTTGTGATGAAAGTGACCAGACAATACGATATCAAATCTATCAAATAGTTTTCTATCCAATCCTTCGTGACAGATATTGCCTCTGTCCATTTCAAAACCAGCAATCTCAAAATGTCCAAACACAACTTCAACAGGTGCAGTCTTTAAAAACTCCATTGACTGTTCGTAGTTATCTTCACAAATCCAAGGCATCAATAGAATATCAACACCATCAAAGGTGACTATCTTTGGATCGGTGTATATAAACGGCTCATGTACACCATCATAAGTAGAACAAAGATTATGAATTGCATTTACTTTGTTTGTGTTCTTATAATAAGTGTCGTGATTACCAATCATAATATGGGTATCAATACCTTCTGACCATAATCGTTTCATAAATCGATTTTGGAAATCAGATGCGGTATTATGATTAATAAACTTTCTTCGGTCAACAACATCACCTAAATGGATAAGTGTAGTGATGTTATTCTCTTTCAAATAAGGAAAGAATATGTTTTCCCAAAACTTGAAAAAGTATTGATTGAATACTTGACTGTCGCCTCTTGCACCAAAGTGCGTGTCATTAATTAAAGCAATTTTCATAGTCTGTTAGTATAACTTATATCAATAGTATTGTCAAGCATTTTAAGGTAATTCTTCCAAAAACTTTTCAACACCTTTTGTTTTACCTTCTTTTTTCTTTTTCTTATTCTCTTCAAAGGTATGAATGAATTCGGAAATGTTATCATACAATTGGAACTGTTTCATGTTGCCGTCTGAATCTTCAAACATTTCATACTCATCCAATATGCCAAACTGTTCTGTTGCCTTGTACTTAACATACAATTGTTTTTTCTCTTTCATAATTCTACGGAGAAAGGCATAGTAAATGATTTGGGTAAAGTATGCAAATGGATTCTTCGATTTGATTGGATCAAAATTTCTAAAGTACATAAGGCAGTTTTCAATACCATCTGCAATCATTTCATCTCTGAATGAGTATGATATAAAATTAGGTTTCCTTGAAAGATGTTCTGCAATCTTTAGGAAACATTCCCCAATATAATTTGGAATCTGTGGGTCTTCTTTGCCTGCAGCTTTAGCGGCATCGCATTTTTCTTTATATACAATCAACGCATCTAAAAAGTCGGCATTGTTTACATAATGTTTTGGTTTCTTCTCACTCATATTTCTTCCTTTTATTTAGCTTGACATCGTACTTGACAACTGTTACTATGGCGGTGTCCCCCGTTAGATGATACATTAGCTTCCGTATCAATGTAACCTGTTAGTCTTCTTACGATTAATAATCTCAACTACATCTTCCTTTGTTAAGTCACCCTCAGGGTCTTCATCATCTTCATACTCATCATCATGTTCATCTGAGGCATCTCTTAGATTCTTAACAAGAGTATCATCTTTCAACATTTTCATTTGTGTGTGATTGATAACATTATGATAGTATTCTTTTAAATCTTCTTTAGGTTCAACGATAGTAAGTATATCACCTAAAAGAAGAGTTGCTATATTATCTTTAATCAATTCAATAGGCAGCCAAGGTAACATCATCATTACTGTACCTTGAGTTGTCCTTTTAAAGATAAGATGCATTGGATTATCCAACACAACAATATTAGTATTTGCATTGCCTGAATAACCAGCAATAATGTCCTCACCGCTTTGTAAACGGACTATACGGACACCTTCGAATATATCATTCATCTTTAAGTTCGATGTTATAGAATTTGTAGTTAAATTTTTCGTCATCATATATTTTAACACGATCCACAAAATGTTTCAAGGTGTAATTGGTATATTTGCCTATTCTAAAATCATCTGATATATCAAATAGGACTGCCTCATCTTTGTTATCTCCGATTCTTAATCCTCGGCCAATAGATTGAAGATTGCGAATTCTGGACTTGCTTGGGGAGGCAAATATAATATTATGAAGATTGCGGATGTTAACGCCAGTAGAGAAAGTACCATATGAAGCAACAATGATAGCATCTCTTTCTTTCTCAGTAATAGCCCTAACTGATTCCCGAATCTCCACATCTGTTCCACCAAATACAAAAAACACATGTCTATTCTTAGCATGTTCTTTAATGTTTGCATATAAACTTTTACCATGTTTTTCCACAAATTGAAATAATATAAGAGTATTACCATTAAGTGATAGAGCAAGATTTCTAATAAAATCATTTCTTGCTTTATTTAACACAATGTATTCTAGTTCTTGGTTATAGTCCCAAGACCTTGCCAACTTACACACACTCTCAGGATGTTTAAGTATTAGGCATTTAATTTTAAATGATGCGAGTTGACCTTTATCAATCAAATCGGCAGTAGATGTTGCTTTATAAACTGGACCAAACAAACCTTCTAATACTAGTTTATGTGTTTGTGTACCATCTAAAGTACCAGTTGTTCCTATTCTATATTTAGCGTTTATGCAACCAGATAGAATAGTAGTAAGTGATTTTGCTTTGAATTGATGTGCCTCATCACCAAGAACAAAATCAAATTGTTCAAAGTATTCACCAGGATTTTTATAGATTGATTGCCAAGTTGTAATGGTAAGAAACTTGTTTGTGTGTTTCTCTTTACCAGAATATTGACGGTGACAGTATTGTTCCGAATCGTAGCCGTAATCTTCAAAGTCTTTATACATCTGTTCGACTAATGAAGTAGTAGGTACAATCAACAAACCTCTCTTATTCTCTATTTGCAAATAGCGAATGATACAATACAGAATGAAAGATTTGCCAGATGCTGTTGGTGATAAC